CAGCCCAGGCGCAGCAGACCCAGCAGATGGCGCAGATCGCTGAAGGCGCTAAGCTGCTCAGCGAAACCGACATGGGCGGGAACAACGCCCTGACACAGCTTGCAGGTGGCATCTGATGGATGACGTAGATCGCGCGTTTGAGCAGGCAGCCGAAGAGAAAGAGCAGCGCGAGAACGCTGAGAAGGAGGCAAAGGAACGCCAGCAACGTCGGATCGACCTGCTCGGCAACGTGCTGAAGACCGAAGAAGGTCGCAAGTTCCTCTGGATGCACATGGAAGACTGCAATATCTTTGCGCCCGTATTCGATAAGGATCATGCTGTTATGGCCCTAGCGGAGGGCCGGCGACAGGTCGGTCTGAGGCTGATGTCCGAGATCAGCACCGCATTCCCCAATTACTACAACCGCATGGCGACAGAAAACATGCTCAACGAGAAAGGTGACCAATGAACGCGAAACTGATGATGCTGCTGGCTCGCTCCGGCTTCATGGCCGAAGCTGATGAAGGCGGTGACGCTGGTGCTGGCGCTGCTGCCCCGGCCGCTTCTGCTGATGGCGCTGCCGCTGCCACTACCGAAGCCACGGCCGTTGAGTCACAAGCAGACGGCAAGGTGCCGATCACCCAGCAAGACACGCTGCTGACCGGCAAGGTCGAAGGTGATGGCGATGCCGCCAAGAAGGACGGCGAGCAGCAGGATGGCGATAAGCAGCAGGAGCCCGAAGGCGCACCGGAAGCCTATGGCGACTTCGAAGTTCCCGAAGGCTTCGAGCTTGATGCCGAGGTGATGGGCGAGTTCCAGTCCGTGGCCAAAGAGCTGAACCTGAGCCAGGCGCAAGCCCAGGGCCTGGTCAACCTGCAGAACCAACTGATGCAGAAGGTCGAGGCCGCGCGCAGCGAGATGCTGGAAAGCGCACTGACCGAACAGCGCAACCGCTGGGCTGACGAGATCAAGAACGATCCAGAGCTGGGCGGCGCCAACTTCGAGAAAACCCGCGCTACTTGCGCCAAGGCAATGCAGGCATTCGCTGACGACGATCTGCGAATCCTGTTCAACGAGTCGGGGATTGGGAACAACCCGGCGGTGGTCAAACTGTTCCATAACATCGGCAAGGGGCTGCAGGAAGATCGCTTGGTTATGCCTGGCGTTGACTCCCGCAGTGGCGAGCCAACAAGGGCGGCCGACGTGCTGTTCCCGAACCTTAAGTAACTGATCGAGGATTGACGACATGGCAACACTCAGCACCTCCCTGCCTACGCTTGCCGACCTGGCGAAGCGACTGGACCCGGACGGCAAGATCGACAAGATTGCCGAGATCCTGGCTCAGACCAACCCCATCGTCGAAGATATGCCGATGATGGAAGCCAACGACAAAACCGGCCACAAGTCGACCGTCCGCACCGGCCTGCCGCGCGGTACCTGGCGCAAACTGAACTACGGTGTCTACCCGGAAAAGAGCACCACTGCTCAGATCCGCGACGTCACCGGCATGCTCGAGTCGTACAGCGAAGTCGACAAGAAACTCGTGGACATCTCGTCCGATAAGGCCGGGTTCCTGCTCAGCGAGTCCAAAGCGTTCTTGGAAGGCATGAACCAGAACATGGCCGAAACCGTGATCTACGGTGACGGCGCCGCCAACCCCGAGCGTTTCACCGGGCTGGCCCCGCGCTTCAACACCAAGCAGACCACTGGTGCCACTGGCGCGCAGAGCGCTGCTAACGTGATCGACGCCGGTGGTACTGGCAGCAATAACACCTCGATCTGGCTGATCTGCTGGGGCGAGAACACCGTCCACGGGATTTATCCCGAGGGCACCAAGGCCGGCTTGATCCCTGGCGAAGCCAAGCAGGAAACGCTGTTCGATGCTCAGGGTGGCCGCTTCGAGGGCTACCGTACCCACTACGAGTGGAACATCGGGCTGGTTGTTCGTGACTGGCGCTACGTGGTCCGCATCGCCAACGTCGATGTTGCGGCGCTGACCAAGAATGCATCGGCAGGCGCCGATCTGATCGACCTGCTGGTTCAGGCGGTTGAGCTGCTGCCGCACCAGGACATGGGCAAGCCTGTGTTCTACGGTAACCGCACTATTCGCTCGTTCCTGCGTCGTCAGATCACGAACAAGACGAACGTGTGGCTTAGCCAGGGCGAAGTCGCGGGCAAGCGCGTACTGATGTTCGACGAGATTCCGTTCAAACGCCTGGACGTTCTGCTCAACACCGAAGCGCGCGTGGTCTAACCCACGCGCTTCACCCTTCTGCGACCTGATCAGAGAGGATTCATCATGATCTTGGACAAAATGCTGGAGCTGTCCGATAAGCAGGCGATCACCGCCACGGCAGTTTCGACCAACGTAATCGATGCAGGCGGCACCCGTGCTGCCAACATCGGCCGCGACATCGGCGCCGGTACTGCGCTGTTCGCCGCGCTCACCATCAACACCACCCTGGCCGCGGCTGGCGCTGCCACGCTGCGCCTGACCCTGCAGGACTCGGACGACAACGTGACGTTCGTCGACCGTGTGTCCACCGCAGACCTGGCGATCGCTGATCTGACGGCCGGCAAAAAGCAGTTCCTGCCCATCCCGCCGGGCATGCGCCGCTATATCCGCGGCAACTACACCGTAGGCACCGGCCCGTTCACTGGCGGCACCGTGTCCCTGCATATCGTCGATGGCATCGACTTCGCTCGTCAGTACCCAGCAACGCCGTAACTGGCGTTGTTGTCGAACTGATCCCTGAGAAGAGGATTGCGTCATGAGCAACAAGAAGCGTGTAAAGGCGGTTGCTGTCGGTTATCACGGCATCCTTCGCGAACCCGGTACCCCGTCGGAGATCTTCGAGATCGATGCGGACGAAGACCTCGGCACCTGGATGGTGGAAGTCGACAAGAACGGCAAGGTCAAGGATGGCCAGGAAAACATGGAAGAATCCACCAAGCCAGCGGCCGCCAAGACCACCACCAAGAAGGCCGCGGAGCAGTCTGGCCCCGAGGGTGATGGCGAAAGCGGCGACGCGGTGCGTAACGGCCCGCCTGCCAACTTCGCGTCACCACCAGCCCCAGCCAAGAGCTACAAGGCCAAGCACAACGGTGGCGGCAACTACATCGTTGTGGACGAGAACGATCAGCAGGTCGGGGACGCCTTCAAAAAGGACGAGAACGATTCAGGCAAGGCCAAAGCTGACGCCCAGGCGAAGGTTGAAGAGCTCAACGCGGCTATCAAGCCTGCAGACGGTTCGGCCAACTTCGACCAGAGCAAACTGCCCGACGCCTGATTCTTGGCTGAGGTGTAATCTAAAGGGGTGCCCGCGCGGCGCCCCTTTTTTATTGCCGGAGGAAATGCCCATGACCAGCGTGGTCGGGATCTACAACATGGCGCTAGCCGCCATAGGCCAGAGCGAGACGGTTGCCAGCGTCGACGAGAATAGCAAGGCTGCCCGGGTGTGCCGGACCTTCTACGAAACAAGCCGCGACCAGTTCCTGTCTGACTTCAACTGGCCGTTCGCAACGAAGACCGTGGCGCTAGCCGACATCGGCAACCCACAGCCTGGCTGGGAGTTCCGCTATCGCTACCCTGTGGACTGCCTGAAGGCGCGCGAGATCGTGCCCGAGGGCTGGCCCTGGCATGACCCGCTGCCAGCAGAGCACCGCATCCGCTTTCAGGTTGGGTATGGCGACAACGGGCGCGTGATCAATACCGATGCTGCTGGCGCTGTTCTGCGCTACACCGTGGCCGTAGCTGATACCGAGCAATACAACGCGCTGTATGTGGACGCCCTGGCGCTTCTGCTGGCAACGAAGATTGCCATGCCGATGGCCGTGAATCCCCAGATGTTCAATCTGGTCAGCCAGCGCTACGCTGAGAGCGTGCAGCGCGCCCAGGTCCAGGCATTCAGCGAGAGCCAGGAAAGCGGCGCTTATACGCCTGACCTGATCCGGGCGAGGGGCTGACCATGGGCATAAGCCTGATCCAATCCTCGTTTGCCTCTGGCGAGCTGGCGCCTTCGCTCGCCGGTCGTGTTGATCTGGCGCGCTACCAGACCGGTCTGAAGCTGTGCCGCAACTTCGCGATCATGCCCTATGGCGGCGCACGGAACCGGCCAGGGCTGCAGTACATCGATCGCGTCAAAGGCGACAAGGTGTGCCGGCTGATCCGGTTCAAGTTCAACGCCAGCGATGCTTACGCAATCGAGATGACTGACAAGCTCATGCGTTTCTACCGCGACGGCGCTCTGGTGCTGAACAGCGCTGGGCCGAACATCGGGCAGCCGTTCGAGCTGGTGACGCCGTTTCTCGAGGCCGAGCTGTTCGAGGTGAATTTCACGCAGTCCGCTGACGTGATGACCTTCGTGCACCCGGCGCACAAGCCGCACCAGCTGCGTCGGTTTGCCCATGACAACTGGACAATCGCGCCGATATCGCTGGTTCCAAGCGTGGCTGCACCGGCGACTGCCACCGCGACAACTACGGCCGGCACGGGTAATACGCAGGTCTGGCGCTACCAGGTCACGGCGGTTGTTGATGACGGCAATACGATTGACGAGTCGCTGCCGGTCACCAGCAACACGGTCACGGTGTCTAGCAGCGTTCTGAAGGCAGAGCTGACGTGGGATGCAGTGGCCGGGGCCACCTATTACAACGTTTACAAGGACAATTCTGGTTCCGGGGTTTATGGATTCGCAGGGCGCTCGACAACGCCAGCATTCACCGATAACAACATCTCGGCCACCAGGACAGACACGCCGCCGACCGGAATGGACCCATTCACTAGCGCCGGTAATTACCCTGGTGCGGTTGGGTACTTTCAGCAGCGTCTGGTATTCGGTGGTACCGACTTCAAGCCACAGACCAGTTGGTTCAGCAAGACAGGCGTATTCAACAACTTCGGGTACTCCACGCCGAACAAAGACGATGACGCGATCATATTCACGCAGGCGAGTCTGGAGATTAACCGAGTCATGCACTACCTGCCGCTACGGCAGTTGTTGGTGCTGACCTCTGGTTCAGAGTGGGTTATGGAGGGCGGAAATACTGGGCTCACGGCGAAGAGCATCACGGCCAACGCGCAGTCGTATAACGGTATCGGGCTTGTTCCTCCGCTGGTGATCGATAACACGGCCATCTACGTACAGGCCCGCGGCAGCCTGGTCAGCTCGTTGAGCTATCAGCTGTCGGACGACGGGTTCGCCGGTTCCGACCTTACCGTGCTGAGTAACCACCTGTTCCGCGACTTCTCGATTGTCGACTGGTGCTACGCGAAGGTTCCCGATACGACGATCTGGTCTGTTCGAAGCGACGGCAAAATGCTTGGCCTGACCTATCTGCGCGAGCAGGAGGTGGCCGCCTGGCACCAGCACGACACGGACGGTTTCTTCGAGTCCTGTTGCTCGGTACCGGAGGGTAGAGAAGACGCGATATATGCGGTGGTTCGCCGGCAAATAAACGGCCAGCAGGTGCGATATGTGGAGCGATTCGCCAGCCGTCAAATACCGAAGACGGTCGACGGTGAGTTCAACACGGCACAGTGCTTCTTCGTCGATAGCGGGCTGAGCTACCAGGGGTGGAACAAGACCGGCGCAATGCGCACGCTCTCCGATGGTGATGAATGGAAATACCCCGAGGTCTTGACGCTCACTGGCGCCGGCTTCACCGCGGGGGATGTCGGCGACAACGTGGTGTTCAGCTACCTGGACGAGGGCGGCAAGCTACGCACGCTGCGCGTAAGGGTGAGCGGCTACATCAGCCCTACCCAGGTAGACGTCGAGCCGCTGGGCGTTGTCCCTGAGCAGTTGCGAGACACCCCAACGGCGAACTGGGCGCGAGCTGTTGACGTACTGTCTGGCCTCTCCCACCTCGAAGGCAAAGCGGTATCGGTTCTGGCTGATGGCAACGTTGAGCTGGGGCATGTGGTTGCCGATGGCAAGATCGAGCTGCAGACGCCATCGGCGGTGGTGCACGTCGGCCTGCCCTATGTCTGTGATCTTGAAACCCTGGCAATCAACATCACCGGCCAGGAAACGCTGTTCGATAAGACCAAGACCATTCCGAGCGTCACGGTGCTGCTGGAAGAGAGCCGCGGGCTGTCGATTGGGCCACGCTTTGATCAGCTCGAGCAGATGAAGCAACGCGATGACGGTGACGGCTATGAGTCGATCAGGCTCCTGACCGGCACCGAAAAGATCAACATTCCCACGAACTGGGAGGGAGCAGGCCGGCTTTGCATCCGTCAGACCGATCCGCTTCCCCTGTCCATCCTCGCTGTTATTCCTGATCTGGTGACCGGTGGAAAAGCCTAAAGCAAGCGTATATCCGCTGGTGGCGGAAGACCTTTGGGGCCTATGTCGACTGGCCAGGCCGGCAGACCGTGAAGAGATCGAGTCTGTGGCCGGCTTCTCGCTGGAGACGGCCGTTGGGCTGCTGATACCGCACAGCTGCAAGAGTCAGAAGATCGTGCACAACGGCCTGCTGCTAGCTGCTGTTGGTGACGCTCAGCACCTTGACGGGCTTGGCGTGCCCTGGCTGATCAGCACCATCCACGTCGAGCGATACCCGCGGGAGTTCCTGCGCGCGACGAAGCCGCTGGTGGATGAAATGCTCGGTCGGCACCAGCGCCTGCAGAACTACGTCGACGCCAGCAATACCGCGGCCATCCGCTGGTTGCGCTGGCTGGGTTTCGAGCTCGGTACGGCTGTACCATACGGCCATCAGGGGAAACCCTTCATCCCATTCAAATTAGAGAGGTAACACCCATGTGCTGGATGGCTTTGATACCGCTGGCAATCAGCGTGGTGGGCGGCATGTCCCAGGGGCGACAGCAGGAGGCGGCCGCTAACTCGCAGGCGTCACAGCTGCGAACCAATGCCATGTTCGCCAACGAGGCGGCAGGTGATGCGATGGAGCGAGGCCGAAAGGATGCCGGCCTGCAGCGATTGCGAACACAGCAGATGATCGGCACACAGCGCGCGGTAGCGGCAGCCAATGGCGGTGATGTGAACGATGGTTCAAATGCCCTGCTGCAGGAGGACACCGCAGCCCTCGGCGAGCTGGATGCACTGACCATCCAGAACAACGCGGCGCGCGAAGCGTACGGCTACAAGGTCCAGGCCATTCAAGGGTTCTCGAACGCCCGCCAGACAGTTGCCAACGGGCAGGCCGCATCTCGATCTTCGTTCTTGGGCGGCGTCATGAACGGCGTTGGCGGGATGATGGGCGGCGGGGGCATGGGTGGCGGCGGCAGCGCCATCGGCACGTTCGGCGCCGGCACAATGTCAGCCATGAGCGGGAGCAGCCGCTTGAACAATAATCAGGGCTACGCGTGAGGGTTTAACGATGCCAACTATTCCAGGCCTTGACGGGCCTCAAGTACAGAGCCGTGCCGCTGGCGCTCCGCAGGTAAGCCAGGTTCAGCGCCTGGATGCATCGGCAGATCTCACCCAGGCCGCTGGCAAGATGGTCGCCAACCAGTTCGAACGTGAGATGGAGCGCGCTGATACTGCCGCGATCATGGACGTAGAGGCCAAGCTGAGCCAGCGAGAGCTCGACCTGATGTTCAACCCGGAAGGCGGCGTGTACACCCGGCGCGGCCGTGATGCGCTGGACATCACCAACCAGACATTGCCGGCGTTCGACCAGGCTGCCGAAGAGCTGGGGCGGAATCTGCAGAATCCTCGCCAGCGCGAGCAGTACGCGCGCATTGTCGCAAACAAGCGCAACCAGCTTAACGGTCAGTTGAACCGCTACGAGTTCGGCCAGCGAAACGAATTCTATGACCAGGTGGCGAAGACGAACCTGCAGGTATCTGCCGAGGGCGCGATAAAGTACGCGAACGATCCTGAGCAGGTCGCCTTCTACCGCAGCAAGGGCGAGTTCGTGATCGGTGAAGAGGGAATGCGCAAAGGCCTGCCGCCCGAAGAAATCCTACGGCAGCAACGCGAATACGGCAGTACGGTATCAGCTGGTGTGATCCAGCGGATGGCCACGCTCGACCCGCTCAAGGCCCAGCAGTATTACGCACAGAACTATCAGACCATGAGCGCTGGCGACCAGGCCGCAGTCGACAAGACCTTGGGCGTAGCTGTGCGCAAGCAGATGGCGAACAACATCGCCACCAGCGTTTGGGACAATGGCGACGTGGGCAGTTCCGGCCTTCCTGCCCTGATCATCCAGGCAGAGAGCGGCGGAAATCCCGCGGCGGTATCTCCGAAAGGTGCTCTTGGGCTGATGCAGCTGATGCCCGACACGGCGAAGGAAGTCGCCCGCGATATCGGTGTGCCCTACGACGAGCAGCGTCTGTTGAGCGATCCCCAATACAACGCTGCCTTGGGCACCGCTTACCTGAACAAGATGCTGGGCAAGTACGACGGCAGCCAGGTGCTGGCGGTGGCCGCTTACAACGCAGGTCCTGGATCCGTGGACAAGTGGGTGAAGGACATCGGAGATCCGCGCACCGGCGAGATATCGATGGCCGAATTCGTGAAGCGCATCCCCTTCAAAGAAACACGCGAGTACACGGCCAAGATCATGGAGAAGGCTGTGCCTGCCGGCCTGCCCGCTTCGCAGCGCTACGCTGACGGCCTGCGCGTCGCCAACGGCATCGCTGACCCTGAGCTCAAGAAGATGGTGATGGACAATCTGGACGATCGGAAGAAGGCGGCCGGTGCCCAGGTCGCTGCTGACTTCGAGCAGGCCGCCGAGGCGCTGCAGCAGGGCGGGTATTCCGCGGTGCCGACTGAGCTGCTGACCCGCCTGCCGCCGGACGAAGTGATCAAGCTTCGCCGGATGGATGACTATCGCCGCAAAGGCCTGGAACCAGAAACCGATTACACGAAGCTCGAAGAGTTTCTGGCTATGCCGACCGAGCAGCTGGCCGAGCTGGGGCTGGCGAAGGATATCCAGCCGTACCTGTCGAAAGCTGATTTCAACGTGGTGCGCACAGCCTGGACCGCTGCAACGCAAGGCGATCAGACGCCGCAGAAGGTCGCCAAGGGTCGCGAGGACGCCATCAAGAACGCGATGGCCATGGCCGGCATCGTAACGGGCAACTCGAAAGACGCAATGGAGCCGAAGAACCTGCAGGCCCAGCAGCAGTTCCGGGCCGCGCTCGACTCGCGCAAAGACTCGTTCATGATGGCGAACGGCGGCAAAGAGCCGACCATTGCCGAAACTGAGGATCTCGCGCAGCAACTGTTGCTTGACGTGAAGCTCGCCGGTGGCGGGACATTCTACGGCGACAGCAGAGCAACAGCCTTGTGGAAGGTAATGCCGGAAGACCTGGCAAAATCCTACCTCGACAAAGGCGACGTGAAGATCGACAAGATCCCGCCGGGTGATCGCCGCCAGATCGTCAATGCTTTGCGTGCCACGGGACGCCAGGCCAGTGAGGCGAATATCATCACTGAATACGTCAATCGTCTCTCAACCCTCGGGGTGAAAATCAAATAATGGCCGATATCCCTGACATGCTCCTGCCGCTGCAGGACGCGCCAAGCCCGGAAAGCACCGCGCCTGGGAACACCAGCGTGCTGACCGATGCCATCCGGCAGACCCAGGACCGCCAGCGCCAGGACTTCACGGCCACGCTGCAGACTGTTCGCCCGGTAAACCCTGACCAGTTCGCCAAGGCCGTGCAGGTTGAGCGCTACAGCGGCGTGTCGGCTGACGTGCTCTACAAGCACCGCGAGGACATGGACCGACTGCTCGAGGGGAACAAGTACGGCGCCCTCTACGACAGCTATGCCAAGACGGCGCGCGCGCTGTCTGACGGGCGCATGGCGGCACTGGCCCAGGACGATATCGACAACCTGTCCCGCGTCGAGCGTGCGGCGCAGCAGACCCGGTTCGAGGAACAGGGCTGGGCAGAGCGCAACCTGTTCACGCCGGCGGCCCGCTGGTGGGAGTCGCGCAGCCAGCGCAGCTCGTTCGGCCAGGTGATGCTCAACGACCAGCAGATCGCCAACTTTGACGCAGTGGACGCGGCGGAAGCGGCCGGCGAGGTGCCATTCCCGACACGACAGGAGCGCGAAGGCCTGGGCGCCTATGGCCTGCAATACCTGCGTGGCACGCCAGAAGAACGTGCGCTGATGCGGCAGCAGTTGATCGGCGGAAAAGACGTATCGATCGAGAACGTGGCGCAGCGCGAGCAGAACATTCAGCAGCTGCCGGTTGACTCCGGCGCCCTGCGAACCGAAGAACTCGGTGGAGGCCTGGCAGCGACGGCTGAGGCTATCAGCGAAGACCCGGCCTATATCTGGCGTGTCACCGCGGAGTCAGCGCCGAACACTGTCGAGATGCTGGGCGGCGCACTGGTGGCCGGCCTGCCTGGCGCTGCCGCGGTCGGGTTCAATGCGGAGAAGGGCTATAAGCGCATCGACGTGCTGCGCGAGGCTGGCGTCGATCTGACGAATCCGACATCGATCCTTGAGGCTCTGCAGAACGACGACCTGATGCTCGAGGCCGAGAAGCGCGCCAACCTGAAGGCCTTGGGTACTACCGCCGTCGACGTGCTCAGCATGGGCCTGGCTGGGCGCTTGCTGGTGCCGACCGCTATTGGCGGCCGTGCGCTGACCGGTACGCAGCGCGAGCTGGCCAACCTGGCTGTTCAATTCCCCGTACAGGGCATCACTGAAGGCGCCGGTGAAGCCGCCGGCCAGGCGCTGGCTGATGGCGAAGTGGACTGGGGCGAGGTGCTGCTCGAGGCGATATCCGGCTCTGCCATGTCGTCGCTGGATGTGGCCGTGTTCAGCGGTGACCGCCTGATGTCGAATGTTCAGCAGGGGCTGGCTGATTCCCGTCGAGCCCGTGCCGGTGCAAATGCCTTGGGCGAGATGGTCGACTCTGCGCTCAACAGCAAACTGCGTGGGCGCGATGTTGATTCATACCAGCAGCTCACCTCGCAGCAGCTGAAAGATTCCGCGCTCGAGATGATCAGCATCCCTGCCAAGGCGTTGCTGGGGCTCAACCAGTCCGCTGCTGCGCCGCTACAGCAGATACTCGACGCCATCCCTGGCATGACCGAACAGCTGGCTGAGGCTGAGGCCCGCGGCGGTGACGTGATGATGCCGACCGCCGATTACCTGGCCCACTTCGCGCAGTACCACGAACAGCTCGCTGGCGCCGTGCGCGTGGGCAGCGAAAGCATGAGCCTCGATGATGTTTCCACCTGGCAGGCTGAGCAGGCCAGCGAGATGGAAGCGCTAGTGGAATCGATGGTGCGTGAGCCGAACGAGCGGGATGCGGCCTATATCCAGATGATGGGTGAGCTGCAGCAGTCCGGGTTCCGCCGGCAGGACGCCGAGCAATACGTGGCCACCCACCTATCGGCAATGTCCACGCTGGCGCAGCGCACCGGCAAGCCGCTGGGCGAACTGCTCGAGCGGTTCCCGCTGTCCGTGCGCAACACCCCGCCGGATTCGGTGCGACAGATCCCGGTTGACGACATGCGCCTGGCTATCCAGCGGCTGCGCGCCGGTGACGTGCCACAGAGTCGCGACATGTTCGGCGTGTCCCTGGCTCAGTACCTGCGCGACAGCGGTGGCCTGTTGGATGACGGCGGCGAACTGGCGGCGCTTGATGCTGACGTGGGCAAGGTCGGCCGCAACCGGCTGGCGCGTTCTGATGGACGATCACTCGACGAAGCGGCGATGGCGGCATGGGAGCGCGGCTATTTCCCGGGTGTGGCGCGTGAGGATGTCGGCCCGCAGCTGATCATTGATGCTATCCGCGACGACCTGAACGACATTCCTCGATTCAGCGTGGAGCAGGAGAACGCCACGCTCCGCGATCAGGCCGTCGCCCTGGAAGAGCTGCAGGGCTATCTGGACCAGATGGACGTTGATCTGACCACGCTCACCGACGACGAAGTGCTGGCGATGCTGCGCAGTGCTGCGCCAGAACAGGCGGCTGATCGATCGCTCAACCAGTCCTCTCGATTCAGCGAGGACAATCGGCTTAGCAACCTGTCAATGTCTGGCCCATCTTGGGAGCGTCTGAGGCAGAACAACCCTGCGTTGCGGCGGGTGAAAACTGCCGACGACGTGGTCACGATCTACCGCGCAACAATTGGCGACAGCATCCGCCCTGATGACTTTGTTGGCGTCGATCGAGCTGTAGCGGAAATGGAGCTTGAGAACGTTATCGACCGAGACGGTGACAGTGCCCGAATCATCGAGCAGCGGGTCCCCGTTCGTGATCTGCTTATGGGGAATGATTCGACGGAGTTTGTCTATTACCCTGCTAGTCGTTCTCTAAATCAATCCCCGGTAAGCGCTCAGGATATTTCTGAACGACTGAGGAACAAGCACCCAGGGTTGAAACTTGACCTGGCGGGGCGTGGCGACGTTGTAACGCTGTCTCGAATAGTTGTCCCAGAGGATGCACGCGAGTCTGGCGTGGGAAGTGCCGTAATGGCTGACCTTCTAGAATGGGCAGATCAGAGCCGGAAGACGCTTGCCCTCACGCCCTCTGCTGATTTCGGCGGGTCGAAAGCAAGGCTTGGCGGTTTCTATAAAAGATTCGGGTTCGTTGAAAACAAGGGACGGACGAAAGATTACGAGATCAGCGAATCGATGTACCGGCTGCCGGCGCTTAATCAGGGCGACGACAGCGGCGTTCGCGGCTCGATCAATTTCAGCACCAGCGGGCAGCGTGACTTCCAGATAACCCTCGGCGGCCGGCGTGACCTGTCGACGCTGCTGCATGAGTTCGGGCACTACTATCTGGAAGTGATCACCGACCTGGCTGCTGATGCCGATGCAAGCCCGCAACTGGCTGCTGACGTGGTGGCAATCCGCAAGTGGACCGGCGCGAAAGAAACCGGCCCATTCGAGATCGAGCAGCACGAAACTTTTGCCCGCGGCTTCGAGCGCTACCTGGCCGAAGGCAAGGCGCCCAACGCAGAACTGCAGGGCGCTTTCTCGCGGTTCAAGCGCTGGATGATCGCCATCTACAAAGACCTGACACGCCTCAACGTGGAACTGACCGACGAGATCCGCAGCGTAATGGACCGCATCGTCGCCACTGACGAACAGATCCGCGATGCGGAGCGCGTGACCCAGGCGATGCCCCTGTTCGAAAGCGCTGCCGCTGCCGGCATGACCGATGCTGAGTTTCGCCGGTACCAGGAAAGCGTCGAACTGGCGCACGCCGAGGCGGCAACCAGTGTCGAGCAGCAGATTATCCGCGAAGAGGAGCGCCGCCGCGGGAAGTGGTGGCGCGAGGAAATGGCCAAGGTTCGTCAGGAGGTAGCCGAGGAACTGGACACGGTGCGCGAGTACGCCGCGATCAAGGCGCTGCGCTCCGGTGATATGCCGGACGGCACCCGGATGGATATCAAGCTCGACAGCAGCGAGATACGTGAGCGCTACGGCTTCACGGTGCTGCGCCGCCTGCCATTCATGCACGCCAAGAAGGGCGGCACGCAGATGGACATCGCCGCCGAGGTGCTGGGCTACAACTCCGGCGACGAGATGATCAAAGCCATCCTGGCTACGCCAAGCCGGGCTGAAGCGCTGCGCATCGAGACAGATCAGCGGATGCTTGATCGTCATGGGCCGCGTGCCAGTGGCGAGTCGGCAGAAGCGGCAATGGCTGCCGTGCACAACGAGAAGCGTGCCGCGGTGCTGATCAAAGAGCTGAGCGCCTTGGGTAAGCGTGGCAACCGCAACAACATGACCAGCCAGCAGGTCATGCGCCAGGCCGCCGAAAGGATCATGCAGCAGCGGAAACTGCGCGAGATCCAGCCCTTCGAGTATCAGCGTGCCGAAGCCACAGCCGGGCGCCTGGCGTTCGAGGCAGCCAGTCGCGGCGATCTGGATACAGCGTTCCAGCAGAAACAGGCTCAGCTGCTCAACTTCTACCTGTGGCGCGAGGCCCGCAAGGCGCGGGAGCAGGTCGAGAAAATGAGCGAACGCCTGTACAGCTACAACCGCACCACGAAACGCGAGAAACTGGGCAAGGCCGGGCATGACTACCTGGACCAGATCGATGCCGTAATGGAGCAGTACGAGTTCCGCACGGTAAGCCTGCGCGAACTGGATAAGCGGGTGTCGTTCGCTGAGTGGTACCAGAAACAGCTTGAGCTCGGGAACGAGCCGATGGTCCCTGAATTCATTCTCAACACATCGCGCCGTGTGAACTACAAGGATCTGTCGCTCGAGCAGATGACTGAGCTTTACGAGTTCGTCGAGAACGTCAACCACCTGGCCGGGCTCAAGAACAAACTGCTGGCCAACCAGCGCCTGCGTGACTTCGAAGAAGCGAAGAACATTCTGGTCGCAACCGCTCGCGCCAACCTGGACAAGCGCAAGCCGTTGCCGATCGACAAAACCACGATGGGTCTGCTGGCGCGCACCAACAACTGGGCTGACGAGATGTCGGCCAGCCTGCTGAAGATGGAGCAGGTAGTTGAATGGCTGGACGGCGGAGAGATTGACGGGCCTTGGCGGCAAACGATCTGGCAGCCGTTCGTTGAGGCCCAGGTCGCGAAGGACGATCTCAACCGTGATTTCACGATCGAGATGACACGGATGGTCGACGAGTACACCCGCCAGCGCGGGCAGAAAGCCATGCATGAGCAGATATTTATCCCAGAGATCGGACAGTCGCTGACGCGCAACGCGATCATAAGCGCGGCGCTGAACACCGGTAACGCCAGCAACCGCGACAAGCTGCTCAAGGGATACGGCTGGGACGAGGGCCAGCTGGCTGCGATCCTGTCCAACATGAACCGCTCCGACTGGGAGTTCGCGCAATCGCTGTGGGACTTGGTTGAACGCCTATGGCCACAGATCGAGCAGCTGGAAAAGGACATGCACGGCATCCCGCCGGCGAAGGTAGAGGCAACGCCGGTGCTGACCCAACACGGGGAGTTCAGCGGCGGTTACTGGCCGCTTGTGTACGACACCAGTGCCGCGGCCTATGCCGGCGTGGCCAACCAGCTGACCGATAATACCGGGCTGTTCGAACAGGGCTACGCCAAGGCGACGACGCCAAAGGGGCACACGAAGGCGCGCGTGGATTCGTTCGCCGCACCGATCATCCTCGACACTGGCATCGTGACCAGTCACTTGGGGCAGGTGATCCACGACCTGACCCATCGTCGCGCCATCCGTGACGCGGCCAAGATCATCAGCAACCGAGAGGTCAAGCAGACGCTGAACGATGTTCTGGGCGAGCCGCTGGCGAACCAGTTCAACCCGTGGCTGCAGGGCATCGCGAACGACATGGTGATGGATAGCCAGAAGGGTATCGACGCCTGGACCAAGCTGATGGGTCAGCTGCGTGCCAACCTGTCAGTGGCCTGGATGGGTTTCAGCGCGAGCACCGGTATCCAGCAGATCATGGGCATGTCGCAGTCGTTCGAGTTCATGAGCCAGAAGGGCGGCCGGCGCTACATGCTGCAGGGCATGCGTGAGTTTGTGACCCATCCGCTGCGCACAATCCAGTTCGTGCGTGAACTTTCTGGCGAGATGCGCAACCGTGACACCAACCTGGATAACAACATGCGCGACGTGATGCGCCGGATCAGCGGGAAGGTCGGCGTTCTGCCGGCTGTCCAGCGCCTGGCGTTCAAGCACATCAGCATCATCCAGGCGATGGTCGACTATCCGACGTGGATGGCTGGCTACCATCAGGCCATGGCTCAGGGCGTTGACGCCGATCTGGCCATCCAGGCAGGCGACCGGGCTGTTCGCCTTTCGCAGATGGCGGCAGGCCCAAAAGACCTGGCCGCTGTACAGCGTAAGGACGGGCTGATGAAAGCGCTCACGATCGTCTACAGCTACTTCAACCTGCTGTACAACCGGCAGACGGACATCAAGCGCAGTCTGCAATCTGCGCAGTCGGTGAGCGATTACCTGCAGGCCTTCGAGCGCACGATCTTCCTGATCGCCTTGCCGGCTGTTGTCGCCCCGCTGCTGGTTGGTCAAGGCCCTGGCGAGGATGACGAGTGGAGCGAATGGGCCATGCTCAAGATCGTGACCTATCCGCTGATGGGCATACCGCTTGCGCGTGACGTTGCCGGGGCAATCGAAAGCGGCTGGGGCTACCGCGGCGCCACCCCGATTGGCGCCCTGGGCGAAACGATCGTGAGGCTGTCGGACAACGTGAAAGCAGAAGAGCCCGACGCCGAGCGCATCACGATGACACTGCTCGACGCCGCCGGTTACGGGTTCGGCATCCCATCTGCGCAGCCGAAGCGAACACTTCGTTATCTGTTCGACGTAGCGGCCGGCGAGAGGGATGATGACAACGCGCTAGAATTCATGCGGGGCATCATGTTTGGCCCGCCAAAAGACTGATCAACCACAGTGAGCAGATGACATGACGGTAAATACCGAAGCCAGCGACCAGACCTTTATAGGAAATGGAGTCTCCACAAACTTCCCTCTAACGTTTCGTTTTTTTGAAGACAGCGACTTAAATCTTATAATTACCAATACCAGCACTGGCGTTTCTACTGGTCTTACACTTGGGGCCGATTATTCCGTATCGGGAGCAGGGAATGCGAGCGGAGGATCGGTGACGCTTATTGCTGGGCCACTACCTGTGGGCTTCACACTTTACGCCGCCCGCATTCTTCGGCCAGTACAGGACGTTAGTTTTATCAATCAGGGCAAGTTCTTCCCGGAAGTTCATGAGAGTGCTTTTGATTATTTGACAATGCTCGTACAGCAGTTGAGTACGGAGCTCAGGACGCTTGATAGCTCATTGCGCGCGCCATTCCCGGAGGTTATGAATCCAATGCCCAGAGCAGAAGAGCGCGCCAATCGCCTGTTATCTTTCGATTCGGATGGGAACCCAGTTGTTGTAGCGCCAGCTGACGGAAGCTCGACATCGTTGGCATTGGACTTGGCTAATCAAACGGACCCATCGAAGGGGGCCGGGCAGGTTGGGTACAACGGGGGTACCGTTCGCGATGCGCTTGATGAAATCAATCAAGACATCGAAACGATTAGCGCTGACGCAGTTCTTGAAGATGGATCGGGGCAGCCGGTAAAGGTTTCTGATGCTGTACTTCAGCTTCTTATCCGTAACCACATAGATGCTAGCTGGTATGGTCTTCGGTCTGGTCGCAGTCCTGACGAGCAGTTGACAGGCCTGCGTAATGCCGCTGCGGCTGCCAAGGCTGGGGGGAAAAGGCTGTTCGTTCCTAAAGATACCTACCAGCTCAATGGCGGCGTAAAGATTGAGGTGCCGGTCACGTTCGAGGGTGGGATTATTGACTTTTCCGGGGCGCCAGCCTCGGGCTTTGCGGACACCTTGGCATGTGGACTTTTGGTCACGGGTGGCGGGTTCAGCACTCTCCCGAACCTATCTGTCGACGTGCCCCAGTACGCAACACAATTCACGCTGGCTAGCGCGCCAGCCGGACTTTCTCCGGGCGATGTAATTTGTATATTCAACCCAGCGGCTAGCTCTTGGTCTGCGTTCCGGGCTGATTACTATGCCGGGGAATACGCGACGGTTCTTCGGGTCGACGGAGCTACTGTGTACTTGGCGAGTCCTCTACATGACAGCTATGCCGCTTCTTCTGTTGCCGTCTACAAGATGGCCCCGTTGCGAGGCGAGTTCGATTTCGGAGGAACTGAAATCATCGGCCCGAATATCTCTATAACGGGCGGCAGTGGTATTCGCCTGCAAAACCTCAACCGAAGCATTATTTCTGGTCTGATCGCGCGAAGCGCGAACTATGCACAAATCGGGGTATGGCAAAGCCTCGACGTAGACATGTACGGGTGCGAGGCTCTTACCCTGCAAAATACTCTTGCTGGCACGCAGTACGGGTTGAGCATTGCGAACGCTCAGCGAGTAAGAGTGCATGGCGGCACCTTTATAAGTGAGCGTCACGGTATAACCATGGGCGGCGCAACCGGTGTCGGTTCTATTGTTACCAGAGATTGTCATGTTAAAGGGGCCTACATAGTTTCTAGGCAGACAGGCGGTGGAGACGGCGCGGCTGACTTCCACGGTAACGTGGAAAATAGCTCGTACGAGGGGTGTACCCTCGTTGGGGGCGCGACGTTTGGTGGTAACAAAAACCGTTACCGCGGGAACAAAATGATAACTGGAACCGCTGGTTATGGGTTCTTCGGTTCTGAACCGAAGGGTTGTGACTTTGAGTTCCTTGATAACGAAATTGATTGCCGAGTTGCGGTTCCTGCCGGGCGCGGTGTTTTTGATGCGATCACTTGGGGGCCGAACACTACCCTCGGCGGTTTGATGAATATCCGAGGAATGAAAATAAAAGGAGCCGACTTGCCTGGCGCTTTCCCTTTGAATATCAGGAATTACGGTTCCGAGGCGGTTAATCGTCGTCTTGCAATATCGGATGTACACATAGACGCTCCAGGATCTGCGGGCCCATACCGGATATCCAACCAGTCAGGAGCGACCTGGGCATCTCTTGTGCAGGGGATAGTCACCAGTACCGGTCCTGAGTCTGCTGCTGTTAGTGGCGTTACATCCAGCCGGCGCACAACGCTCTCTGCATTCTGAAAGAGACCCCGCATAGGCGGGGGTTATCTTTTGAAGGAAAAATTTTGATCAGGTGTCGTATGAAAATAATACCCGAGTGGCGTAAGGCCTGGCGCTTCACAAGCGTCCAGGTGCTGTTCGTCTTGCAGTTCCTGCCCGATGCGTTGCGGGCGTTCATGGACTACGCACCAAGCACCATGGATCTGACGATCTACCGCGTGGCACTGGTCGTCGCTACAGTTGCCCGACTTATCCACCAGCCGAAGGTGCGCGATGAAAAAGACGAATAAGCGCAAGTCGTTACTCAGCGCCGCCGTGCTGGCTTTGATCGCCGGCGGCGCTTCTGCTCCGGTGATCATGGACCAGTTTATTCGCGAGAAGGAAAGCAGCGGGCGGCTTGAGCTGAAGGCCTACATGGACGGCGCCAGGGTCTGGACGATCTGTGACGGCAAGACGGCCGGGGTAACTCGGCTGTCCGTGATGACTGCCGAGCAGTGCGAGAAGTGGCGCAAGGGTGAGATTGCCCAGCGCCTGGCCTTCGCGCGCAGTGTGATCAAGGCGCACATGAGCGAACCGGCTTGGGCTGGCGCTGGCTCGTTCTGTTTCAACGTTGGCAACACCGGCTGTGCTCGATCCACGGCTGTTCGGCTTATCAACCAGGGCAAGCAAGCGGAGGGCTGCCAGGCCATGCTGAGCTGGCGGTTCATCACGCGCGACGGTAAGAAGATCGACTGCTCGACAACGCAGCCATGGTGCAGCGGACTGTGGGAACGCCGCCAGGCTGAAGCGGAGTTGTGCGCGCTATGAGCCGGGTAATGATCGGCCTGATCGTAGCGCTCGGCTTTGGCCTCGTCCTGGCGCTCTGGCGCATTGATAGTGTGTCGACCGACAGAGACCTGGCCCAAGCAGAAGCAACGCAACAGACGGCGCGCGCGGACTCGCTGCGCAACACATTGAACCTCACCCGCGAACTGGCCGACGAGAACATGCAGGCCGCCGCGGGGTACCAACAGGAAATCGCCAATGGAAACGCTGAGGCCGAACGTCTTCGCCGCTGCCTTGCTGACGGCACTTGCGGGCTGCGCATCAGCGCCACCTGCGTGCGAGATGGGCAGCCCTCCGCCGCTGGACCCGGCACTGATGCGGGAACCCCGCGACTTACAGCCAGTGCTGAACAGGATTATTCAACCCTACAGCAAGGACTCAAAGACCAGCGAGCCCAGATAATCGGGCTGCAAAAGCAACTGAGGAACCTGCATAAGTCGTGTCGCCTGGTTGGCGGGCAATCCGGCAAATAAAAGGCCCGCTCAATGCGGGCCTTTTCTTTGGTCACTCATTCATCGTCGGGGTCGTCAATCACGCTTTCCTGCATGTTGAGATAGAGCGCTGCCATTGCGCAGAAGAACAAGGTGAGCAGCACCACCGTCGCAACGATCAGTTTGGCCGACATGGTGGGCATCCCTTCCCGGCCATGCCGAGCTTCATTTCGATCATGCCAACGGCTGCCAGCACACGCACGCGCATATTGGTGGCCTCAATTTCCCGGCGCTGCTGGGCGGCGTGCCAGTCGAACGTTTTTTCTTGGTAACCGCCGGTGCGCAGCTCGGTACCGGTACGTGCCTGGGCGCTGTCGGCGTACAACTCGGGACGGATTGGACAGTTGGCCGTGCTGTGGTCGGTGGCGCCGGGGCAGTTGGTGCATTGCAGGGTCATGATCCGCCTCCTTTTTTCCCATTAGTAACCCAGCCCTTCGGAAGCCAGCCCTTCGGAAGGGATGAACCTCCAACAACAACCGACCACGATCTTTGTCCGCAGGTAGGGCAATCACCAAGCTTGAAGTCACCGTCTCCCTCGATCTGTTTACCGCAGTTACTGCAGCGTGCCTTGTATTTCATGACGACCTCCAATTAATCGGCTTGATATGGCTGCAGCTCTGGCAGGCCCAGTGACGTGCCCCTGGATCGCCGGCGAGCTGCATGTGCTTGTAGTGGCAGCGCGGGGCTGTCTGGATGTTGGGCATGAACGGCACGCCCGGCAGGATTCCCCACGCATCTGTTCCGTCCTGCACGATGTTGTGCGCCACCTGCAGCACGCGGTCGTCGCTCGGCATGCGGGCCAGATACGCCATCTTCGGCCGATGCTCCATCGCGATGCGGGTTCGCATGTACATCGCCGCCTTGCGCACAGCGGCAGCGGTTCCGTGGATGCGCAGCACCAGGGCGAGAGCAACCACGATATCGACGTGGCGTAGCTGCATGGTGGCGGTCGACTGCAGCCATCGGGGCAGGGTGATGCCGTTCATGGCTTGGCCTGCTGGGCGCGCTTGTTCCACTCACGTACCGCAGCCGCATAACCCGGCTGGTCCTCCCCGTCATCGTCCTGCACGCCAACCGGCCCACGGGCAAGGCATGCGCTGTGCTCGTCAACCAAGCTCTGGCAAATGACTACCGAGGCTGAATTATCCAGTCGCTCAACGAGAAATTCGGATTTGCCGCAGAACGGGCAAGGCAACAGCTCTTGATCGGTTGAGTTAGTCATTTGGCTGGGCCTCGCAATCCGTGAAGAAGATTTCAATGTCGTGGACCTCGCCATGGTCATCTTTTATCTGGCCGCAGCTGGAAAGATGGAAGTTGACTTGCCGCATACCGCAAACATCAATGCTGTGGACCCCGGTCTGAACATCGATCTCAATCAACTCGTACCACGGGTCGCTACTGAACTCGCGGATCATCAGCGGGTGCGGCAACGAATTGATCTTGTCGATCGAAAGCAGTTCGTTACTCATCGCTCTTCACCCCATCGGCAGGCTGGGCGGTGGCGGGAGACTTCACGCACTCGCGCTTGTAATCCGGCATTGCGGTAGCCTTTTCCGCCTCGGATTCAAGGTGATCCGCGAAGCCCTGTTTCTTCAGCGTGGACACCACATCGACCGCTGCGCAGATGTCAGCCTCAAGATCTTCGTGCTGATCGTCAGAAAGTGCGCCGGAGTTGATAACCTTCGCCAGCAGCGCCTGCGCCTGGGCCAGTTTCTGATCAACCGCAACCATCTTGTGTTCATAGCGCCCAGTTATCAGGTCTCGAAGCGTTCGCATCTTGCGCTTGTGGTATTCAGGCCAGCCATCGTTTGGCAGACCATGCTCGCCGCTGTGCAGAGATTTGAACTCAGCCAGTTGCCGGCGAAGCTGAACAAGCTCGATTCCCTTATCGGCTTCGGCGTTCATCCACGCCTTCAGCTCAGCCCGCAGCCGCCCCACCTCGCCATCGTCTGCATGGGTGTAGAGCGCGACCAGCCCTGGCGCAGGCTTAGCCCACATCCACTCATGCAGGTACAGGCCACCCAGGTGGGACAGGTTCTTGAAATTATCGAACGACTTAGGATCGGCGTACCCTACCGGCTGCTGCTCAGGCGCGGCGCTGTCCTGGGCATAGCTCAGAACGCAGAGCCCGTCCGGCAATCCATAGCCGCGCTGGATGTGGCTGATCGTGCAGCAGTGGCCGCCCGGGAAGCGCACGGTATCGCCGACCTCAAAACCGCGATCATCGTTGCGGACTTCGCAAGTCTTGGCGCCAGACACCAGGTCGGCGAACGGCTGAGGGTCAATCTTCAGGTCGTGAATGCTCATGGTCTTTTTCTCGTTGGTTGGTAGGTGAATCCGTAGCGCGCCGCCAGTTGCTCGGCTCGCAGTGTGCTGATACCCATCCGGCTTGCGGCCTGTGGCGCGCTCAGTGCAATGGACAGGGCCTTCGCCCGTGTTGCCTGCTGGCGCTCCACATGCGCGGCGAACCGGCGCGGGTGTTTGATGGGGCAGATCATTGTTCGGTATCCATGAAGGCGCCTATGAACTGCGCCGCCGCTTCAGCATTGATGGCGTTTCCGTAGGCGCGCAGTCGTCCCACTCTCGAGGGAGCCCCATGAGCCAGCGGGAATGTGCCGGGTTCAACTGGCCGCCACTTTCCATCCCGGCAGAAGAGCCAGTCAGCATCTGCCCAGAGGCCGTTAACCGGGCCGGGCCGCACATTTTGGCCATGCCCTGATTCGATGGCCTGGGCTTGCTCTTGTCGCCCTGGTCGTATTGGTAATCGCCGCGCCGGCTGTCGATCGCCGTCGGCGTCTGCCAGCCGGCAAGGTGGAACGCTTGATCCGCCAGCGATATCTGTGGATCGGTCGGCTTTCGGCTCCCAAGCACGGGTGGCCGTGACTTTGCCTGAGTCATCGTACTGTCTGGGGTGTTCCACCCTGCAAGCTTGGCGCTTCCCGCGAGCGTCCCCAGGCCGCGCGCGGTCTCGGGTTGTGCATTCGCGTTGCATGTTGGCGTCGGCCACCCAGTAGAGTCGGTCCCGGATGTGCGGCGCACCGACGCCCGCAGACGGAAACGGTACAGCCCCGAGGGCGTAACCCATGGCTTCCAGGTCAGTGTGTACAAGGTCGAGCCAAGGCCCTGCAGCCTTGCTTGCAACCTGCTCTCCAAACACGACTGCAGGCTGGCGCTCTGCGATGAGCCAGGCAAAAGCTGGCCAGAGGTGGCGCTCGTCTGCAAACCCAGCTCCTTCGCCTGCCGCGGAGAAAGGTTGGCATGGGCAACTTCCTGTCCAAACTGGTCGAGAATCCGGCCATCCCGCGCGGCGAAGAGCGAGGGACCAAACGCCAACACCAGCGAAGAAGTGGCATTGGGTGAATCCTTCAAGGTCGGATGGGATGACATCCTCGATGCTCCTTTCGTCTACGATGCCTGGCGCTATGTGCCCGGCCTCTATCAGGTTCCGCAGCCACTGTGCGGCATACGGGTCAAACTCGTTGTAATAGGCCGTCATCGGCGTAGCCCCAAGCCAAAAGCAGAAAGGCGCCAACCAGAAGGAAACCGGTGACCAGCAGCTCGATCGCTTTCGGGCTATCGCCGCCTGGCGCGATGCGGGTGTCTTCCGATACCACCTCGCCGGGCTTGAACGTGTAGCCGCGGCCTTCCCAATAGGCGATGTAGGCCAGCTGCTTTTGCGTGTAGCGGGTTGCGCAGGTCTTCATTCCATCACCTCGATGCCAAGGTCTTGAGCCAGTTGGTACTCGATGCGCGCGCCGCGGGACGCTTCCCAGCCGGGCAGCATCTTGATCTTGTCGCAAGCGGTGAGCTGGGCGACTGCTGATTTCATGTACTCGGCCCAGGTGCTTCGCACTTCGTTCTCTGCCGGGTTCTCGACGTGGTAACCCGCGGCGCGCAGATCGCCGGCGGTCTGGTTGAAGGCGGGGTAATTGAAATCAGGAAGACCGGTCATCGGCCCGCTCAGATAGACGCGGGTTGCGTTCGGCTCTGCTGCTTGCGCGATTTGCTGGCGAAGCCAGGACGGCCCGCCGATTCGCTTGAACTTGGCATACAGGTCATCGCTGATGCGGATGGGCCTGACTTTTTGCTGGTTGCTCATGAAGAAACGCCTCTCTGTTTGTATGTGCAAATCGTATATGCACAACAGGGAGGCGTCAAGGTTTTGTATCTACAAATTAACGTCCGAAGGTATACGTCCCGCTCACCACGCCGCCGGTCTGGCTGCCGCTGGTTGCGATGCCGACGTTGACGAACAGCTGGTCGTTGATCGCGCCACCGGCACCGACTGCATAGCCCTGGTTGCCGCCGACAGTGGAAGCCGAAAGCGCCATCTGGAAGCCTGCCGAGCGGTCCGTGTTGAACTGGTGACCAGCAACCGCCAGCGCAATGGCTGCGTGTTCCTGTGCTTCCTTGGCGTCACGGCGCGACTGGCGTACTTCGCTGCGAAGTGCGGACGTGTCCTGATACAGGCCGGCCAGGCTGCTGCCCACCGCGGCGTTGATCATGTCCTGATTGGCGAACTGCTGGTCGTGCCCATCCAGTCGGCTGCCGTGCTGCTGTAGCTGGCCGTGGTGGTTTTGCAGCTGGTTGCCGTGGTCGATCAGTGCCAGATCCGTATCGTCCGCGCGGGCCTCGAGTGTAGTGGTGCGGCCTTCGACCTTGCCGATGCGCGTGGTGTTGCTGTTCGTAGTCCAAGCCACCGCATCAACACGCTGGTTCGTCTTGTCCAGGCGCTTGTCCTGGGCAGTGTTCACCGACTCCACGCCATCCAGGCGAACGGCGTTGTTGATCGAGCGATCATCTGTATTGGCCAGGCTGCCTTCGATGCCATCCATCCTCACCGCGCCGGCGTCGGCCTTCTCGTTGGCGATTTGCGCAGCGTTCTGCACGGCGTTGATCTGGTTGCCCTGGTCATTGATCTGGCCCTGCAGGTGCGCGTCACCGGCGATGCGCTGGTCGCGCTCCGTCTTCACGTCGTACTTGCTGGCCGGAATGATCTTGTCCAGGTCGGCGGCTGCGTAGGTGCTCGCCAAGGCAAGCGCCAGGATTGTTGCGATTCGGATTGCTTTCATGGGTGTTGCTCCGTTGCTTGGTGGGTGCCCGGTGACCGACCGGGCGGCGGTTTGAATCAGAAGCCGGCGCGTTTGAACGCTTCCAGCAAATACTCGTCGGTCTCGGCTTGCTGCCGGTACCAGCGCACATAGCCGGGGTCGAGCTGGCCGCGGACGATTGGCGTGCCCTTGTGCTTGCCGAAGCCCATCACTGTTGGAATTCGTGCGGTATCGCTCAGCTCCAGCACCTCGTCCCAAGTGTCGCAGGCGTGGCCCTTATCCATCGCTTCGCTGAGCAGGAAGCGCAGCAATATGGCGTTATTGCGGACATCATCGAGCGCGGCGTGGGCGTTCTTCAGCAGGCCGCGAGCCCATTCCTCTTTGCTGTATCGCCGGCCGATCATGTAGATCATGGCGCTCTGCGTGTGGCTGTCCTTGTCCGGGAACAGGAAGCGGCTGATGGCAAGGGTACAGATGCGCTTCAGCTTCATGCCCTTCGAGAACTTGGCGTCGAAATCAATGTTGTGGCCGATCATCCAGCCGATGTCCTTCGGAAGTTTGAACGCCTTGGATTCACGGCAACCGACCAGATCGCTGCAGATGATGTGATGCGTAGCCTGCGCGCCCAGCTGAATCGGCACGCTCGGGCGGAAGCGCTCAAGGTAATGCGGGAAGTCTTCAGGGCTGCGAGTCTGTGCGAACAGGTGCGGCTTTTCTGGCAGCTCCAACCACGCGGCCTCGATGATCTGGTCGTTTTCGTGGTCGGTGCCCGTTGTTTCGGTGTCGAAGATATACGGTTTCATCAGTGTGTCCTTGCGTGATGATCAGGATTCGGCAATGCCGTTCTTTACCCAGACGGCGCCGACGTTCGGGTCTTTGAAGTCGGGCAGCGATTTCATCGTGCCGCACATGATCATGGTGTCCATGGCATCGGCTTCGGCCAGGTCTTTGAGCAGCCCCAGCAACTCGATGCGGCTGTCGCTGTCCAGCACGTCAAAGCGATCGAGGACCACCAAGCGCAGGCCGCTGATCTGGGCGATGGCCAGGGCGATCAGTGTGTCGGCGCGCCACTTGGCGGACTCGCTCATGAGCCCATACAGACGGCCATCACAGGTGATTTCCATGTCGCTGGTGATCTGGGTCTTCTTCCAGAACGCGCGTCCGGCGAGAACTGCCAGCGATTCATTCACCGGCGCGATGGCGCTGGCCAGGATCCGCGACGGGATACCATCGGGAGACAGCTGATCAGCAACAGCCAGCCAGGCCATAACGTTTTCGTGGCTGGTCGCAGCGGCCTTGATCTTGTTGTCGCGCTCGCTGATCTCGGCGAAGGCGTCCGTCAGGGCGGTGTGCTTGGCGCGGGCCTTGTCGCGCTCGATGCGCAGGGTGTTGATCGTCTCGGCTGCGTTGGCGATGGCTTCCTCGCTCACGACCGTGGCTTGGTTCTCGCGCAGCTCTTTCAGGCGTTCGGCGGCGGCCTCGGACTGGGCGATGTCGCGGCGGTCGTTCTCGATCGCGCGTTTCGTGGTGTCGACATAGCCGCGGTACTCCGCTGCACGCTTGCCGGCTTCCAGGTCAGGAGCATGTTCTGGCGCTTCGTACGCCTGCAGCTCGCCCTCAATCAGCGCGACGGTGTTCTGGCAGTGCGGGCAAGTCAGCTCGTTGTGCGCAGGGGCTCCGGTTGCGGCCTGCTCAGCGGCGACCAGTTTGGCTTCCCACTCTGCCAACGTGTCCTGGTCGACCTTCAGTTTGTTCTGGCGGCGCTCGAGCAATTCGGCCTGCTCTTCCAGGCGGGCGAGCTCTGCCGACGATTCGTTCTGCGCTTTCAGCTGCTGGCGTTTCTCGCCAAGCGTGGTTGATGCTTCAGACAGATCGCTGTCGAGCGCTGCGGCTTCGTCTGCGGCCTGATCGATCTGCTGCTGGGTGATCTCCACCTCTGGCGCTTCCGGCGCCCAGTCGGCAGATTTGGCGGCGCCCCAGTTCTCGCCGGTGATGCTGCGCCAGATGCCCTTATATTCGGTGGCCTTGGACTTCGCCTCTTCACAGGCAGAGGGAAAGCCAGAACGCAGAGCCGGTTTGATCTCGGCGGCGAGCGCGGGAGATACGCCGGACTCGATCAGCATCTTTTCGGTTGCGTCCGGGCTGGCCTTGCACTTCGTCAGCTTGAACAGCAGCGAGCGGCGGTCAGCAGCGGACTGTCGGGCGAAGGCGTTCGGGTCGATAACGAACTCGAGGAAGTCGGCGCCGGCGATGTTCTCAGCAACAACGTGCTGGCCGCCCGGCAATTTGTATTCGCCAATGGCTTCGTCATCCATGCCAAGCAGCGTGATGCGGCCTTTCTTCGCGCCGTCGTGCAGCAGCTGAGCCAGTTCCTTCTTCAGCTTCACGCGCTTCGGCTGGCCTATCAGTGCCATGTTGATCGCGTCCGCAATGGTGGACTTGCCGGCCTCGTTGTTGCCGGCAATCACGGTGATCGGCCGGCTGGTGTCGATGTCGGCGCGGGCCAGGCCCAGGACATCCGCGATTTCGATTTTCTTGATCTTCATTGCTGGTCGCCTTCTTTGGTTTTGGTAGCGAGCTGGGCAAGCACTTCGCTCAGCATGTATTTAGTGAACGCACCGACCTTGTAGCCGCCGGTGATTTTTTTTGCCTTGATCAAAAGTCTGATCTGTTCAGTCGAGACGCCCAGGCGTTCGGCCAGTTCTTTTTTGGTCAGCAGGTTTTCAGCCATTTCGGTTTCTCGTTGGGCTTTGCGATCTGGCACCGATCCGGCACAGGTACTGCTCGGCCGTCTCGATTCGGTAAACAGCGGTGCTCAGCTGAGCAAAGGTTCGCGGGTGGAAGTACTGCCCGATCATGGCGCCGTCCCGGATGCGGGTCGCAACCCAGCAGGCTGGTTTTACGGCGCTCTCGACTGGCTTGGCGACTTCCATTTCCCACTCTCCTTTTGTGCTGTGCTGCGGAGTATTGCCGTATTTTGGGCAAAAGAAAAGGGCCATAAGGCCCCTTTCTCAATTTTCTTCGATCAGTCCGGCAGTTCGTACACCTCGCGGGCGCCCATCTCGTCGGCTTCGCTGATCACGCCCTCGGACTCGAGGCGGGTAATCAGCTCCTGTACGACAGGATCATCCAGGTCGAAGGCCACCGCCAGGGCGCCTTTGCTGAACTTCTGTTCCTTGACCACCTTGCTGCGTGCGGCCTCGAACAGCTCGTCGCTCATGACGACAAAACCGTCGTCATCGGTAGCAATGGCGGGCTTGTCTTCTTGCTTTGGAGTCGCTGCAGCTTCGAGAACCTGCAGTTCTTCCTTGCGGATCACCTTGCGGTTGCCGTCTTTGTCGGCCGCAGTGACGTGCCCGGTTTCTTCCAGCTTGGCCAGCAGAGCCTCGGCTTTATCGAAACCGATTTTCAGCTGGTTCTGCAGGCCGGCGTGCGTGGCGTTCTGGAACTTCTGCGCGAACTCCTGGGCCTGGCCGATCAGACCAGGGGTGAGATCGATCTCTTTGGCCTTTGGCTGAGCTGCTGTTTTCGGGTCGGACTTCTTGGCCTTGCTTCCCTTGGCTGGCTGATCGCTGGTGGTTTCGATCGGCAGTTCTTTCTGGTCCTTCTCGCCTTTGATGGCGTCCAGAGCCTGCACGTAGTCGCGTTCGTGCAGCACGATCAGTACGTCGCTCTGGTCGTGTGTCTTGTCCATCAGCTCATGGATGAAGTCTTGCGTCTTGTCCACCTGGCCGGTGATCTGGTAGTTGGTGCCGACCGCCATTTTCTTCAGTTTCATGCGGACGGTGTGGGTGTTGTTGGAAGCGATCACGCCGATGGCGGTGCTGATGGCTGGCAGCAGCTCGCGGCGCAGGTCTTCGATCAGGGCCTCTTGTTGCTGCTCGCTCATTTTGCTGAACGCGACGGCGGGTTTGCTGATGCTGGTGACCATGGCCTTCAGCAGGTCATGGCCGAGCAGTTCGTGGGCGATCTCGGACGGGGATTTCCCTTCACGGTTGGCGGCGTCAATGATCGCTTTATGTTCGTACTTCATGGGTTGCTTCCTTGGTCGATGCCCATTTGGGCGGAGGGTATTGGGTTGCCCGGCGAACCGGGCGGGCGTTGCTTAATCCATGCTCGGCGTGTCAGCGCGCTTTTGGCGCTGAGCCGGTGCTTCCTGCTGCTGTTCTTCTTCCTGCTGATCCTGCTGGATCTCGCCGGTGCCGGTGTTCACCACGTCGTCACCGACAACCTGGTATTCGCCGGTAAGGGCTGCAGCGTTGTCCTGATCGATACCAGCCTCGGCGCGCTCGTCCAGTGTGACAGCGGACTGAATCTCGATGCTGACCGGCAGATATTTGAACAGGCGGCGGATCACTGTCTTCTTCGCCATCTCGTCGAAGTGGCTGACCCAGGGGCCATTGCTGCCGGCCTTGCTCTGTTTCTGCACCTTCTGCACGTCTTCGCGGCTCATGACCTCGAACTGCACGCCGCCACCCTTGAGGCGAGCCACGGCATAAACGTGGGTCAGGTCGCCGCGGTCGCCAGCGGCGGGGACGTGGTGCAGGTCTTCGTGCAGGCCGTAGCTGTAACGGAAATCATCGTTGGCGTGCACAGATCGCGCGCTGAGGCTGACGATCTGGTCGGAGCGGCGAGCCAGGTCAATCATGCCGCGGTAACCAATGATCAGCTGGCAGTTGGCTTTGTTGTCGGCAGCCTTGCCGTTGCCGAAGGGCAGAAGGTAGGCGTGGCCCAGGGCGCTGCCGGGCTCGAGGCCGAGCTGCGCGCACTGCATGATCGCGCCCATGAAGGACTCGATATTGCACTTGCCCAGCGCCGGGACCTTGCGGATCTCGGTCAGCGCGATGCGCATCATGCGATCGGCCGTCATGTGCTTGGGCATGGCCAGGCGCATCTGGGCGGCAACTGCCGGCGACGACATCAGGCTGGCGATGTCCTTGGCTTTGTTGCTGGTGACCGGCGTTGTGCCGGCCGCTTCTCGTAGCTGTTGACCTGACATTTGGTGAATCTCCTATCGGACGCGGAAAACGCGGCTGGTGGTGGTTTCGCTGAATTTCTTCGCGAGTTTCGGGTACTTGTTACGGAACGGTTCGAGGCTGAAGCGGGTGGTGTCCTGCTCGCGCCAGGTGCACAGCGGGGTGGCGCCGAACTTGAGCATGCCGGCCTGGCGCATGAACATCTGCAGTTCCAGCTTGGCGTCCTCGATGTCGCTGTCGAGCATATCGCGGCGCTTCATCATCGCCTTCATCTCGTTGAAGCGATCGAGAATCGCATCACTTGCCTGGATGATTGCGCCGTCCGACTTCGGGTGCAGGCGCAGTAGGTCGGCCACGTTGGTCGGCTCCGGCGGTTCGCGGCGCTGAATGCGATCCCAGAATGCGACCTCTTTCTCGCGGATAATGCCGATCAGTTCCTCGTCGCGCTCCAGGCGGTAGACACGGAAATCGTCGCTCCCGATCAGCACCGGGAAGATCGTGGCAGGCGCGCCGGTGATCATCATTCCGTGCATGCCCTGGGCGCTGTAGTACACCGGGATCGCGTCGGTGCCCTGCTCGCCCCAATTCTTCGCGGCGAACTGGTTCGCGGACTTCGCCTCGATGTTCTCACCGGTCGCGGCCTCGGCATCGATCTCCGCGGCCAGGAAGTTGTGCACCGGGTCGACGTAGCGGTTATTGCGCGCCACGATCTCGACGCCGTGCTCTTCTGCCAGCAGATCCAAAATATATGGCTCCATCCGGGCGCCGCGCTTGAATATCTTGGCCTTGTCCGCGGTGACCGGCTGCGACCCTTCGGTCTTGTCCAGGTACACGTCCAGCGGGGTGCGCCACGGGCTGGCGCCCAGGATGGCGGCAATGTCGCTGCCGCCCAGGTAGCGCTGGCGATCGAGCTCGCCGACTGGCTGCATGGTGCCCATCACTTGCCCTCGATGATTGCGTTGATCGCCGGCATCGGATCGCGGCCGGCGTCGACTTCAGCCAGGCCGGTGGACACCAGCTCAGGCGGGTAGCCGTACAGGCCGTTTTGTTCTTCGATGCGAATGCAGCGGGCGTGATCGCCGTCGTGCATGGCTTCGGAGTACTGCTGGTTCAGGGTCATGGTTGCTCGCCTCGGGCTTTAGCGATGGCTGATCGGGCTAGCATGATTTTCACCATATGATCCCTGGCTCCATCTGCACCCTTCGGGTGATGAGTATTCGCGTACAACTCAAGCTCTGAAACGCAATCCTCAAGAGACCCCAGCAGATCAGGCGCGGCGGCGATCAATCTGGCGTTGTTCTCGCCCTCTGCAATCATGTGGTTGTATGAGGCTATAACGATGTCGCCATCTTCGGCCGTTACCTGCGCCTCGATTTTGTCAACGTGGTTGTATCCAGACCAAAAAGACCACGGCCCTGGTGTGTGCTTGCTCATGGCTGCTGCTCCATGGCCCCGTCTATTGCTCTGTCTAGGAATTGCTCATAAAGAATTCCTTCACACTGATTGCCGAATTCGTCAGCAACCACTACAGCCGGGGATTCAGTCGAAACATGCAGAGCCTCGTCACGCAGCCACCGATACCGCGCCGCGTCCTTCTCGGCGGCGCGGAGGCGGGCGAACAGGCCCTGCAGCTGCCCATGCGTGATGAATGCGCGACCTTGCGGCAGATATCCTTTGTTGTCCTGGACCAAAGACTCCAGCTCGTCATCAGTCGTGCTTGCTACTGGCGAAGTACTCATATCAGCCTCTGAATTTGTTGGCTTGCGGTGATGGTGTCCCCGTCCATCGAAAACGTAACCTTTCCGACGTAGAGAATTTGTTTCTCGCCCAGGATGTAGACCGTCGCGCCATCCGCCTGGAAGTGGTGAGCAACAAGGCGACCACTGCAGCAGAGTTCTGCGATTTCGGCGCGTGAGACATCATTCTCAAGCTGGCTCGACACGCATCCAGCGAGCTCGTCGAAGACCTTCTGCTCAAGGGCGCGGAGCGCTGTGCTGGTGTGGTCGCCGATTTCCATCAGACCTCCTCCCCTTCTTCACAGTCCAGACGGTAGTTCTGATCAGGCCCGCGGCCCAGCACGATCTCGGCGCGCTGCTTGGCCATGGTGCAGGCAATCGGCGTTTCGAACTCGCCCAGGCGGCTGACCCAGCAATCGTCCATCGCCGCGGTGGCGCAGACGGTGATCATCAGAAGAATCATCACGACACCTCGATTTGCTGAACGCGGGCGCGGCTGATGGCCAGGGCCTGCTGCTTGAGAACGTCACAGCGCTCGCCGGAAAGCAGGCGCAGCCCCATGGCCATATCGATCATCCCCACGGCGCGGTTGTGGCAACCGTTGTAGCTTCGGGTGATGGCGGCGAGCTCTGCATCGATGAAGCGCTCGATGTCGACGCCCAGCTCTTCCTGGTACTGCTTGCGGATTTCGGCGCGGGTCATGGTTGCACCTTACGCCAGCCGGAATCGTGGAGGTTTGCGCACCATTCTTTATTGATAAGTTCACCACTCCCGCGCAGGGCATCAATGGCAATTTGGCTTATCACCTTCTCTCGCTCATCCGCCGCGATCTGCTCGGGCGTGCGGATTGGGCGGAATAGGCTAGGTGCCCCTCTGCCAAGCTGGACAACTCCGTCGTGCCCAACGTAGGTGAATGCGGCCAGCCGCTTACCGGACTCGCCGTCGAAATGGGCGATGACAGTGCATTGAGAGAATTCGTAAGGCTGCTCAACATAGCCGCAGCGGTATTCACACACCGTCCCAACCGGCGGCAGGCCTTCGCCGTTCCAGGTTACGACCTCGGCGTCGACGATATCCAAGCAGCCCAGCGCCTGTTCAGCTTGGCGCAGCTCTGGCTGGATCAGCTTCAAACCGTCCAGATCGCGGCTGAGCACCGCCACGAGATCGCGCAACGCTTCGGCCAACTTGTCAATTTTCTGTTGCTGGTTCATTCGCTCATTCCTTCTCGGTCGATGATGTCCCACAGTGCCGCCTCGATCAGCACGCCATCGTCGCGGGTGATCTTCTCCAGCCGTGGTTCGTGGAAGCCGCAGCAGATCAGCCTGCCGTGCTCGTTGTATTCGCGTTCGTAGTCGATGCGCCAGGTAATGCTGCGCTTCGCCAGGTCGACGCTCTGTATCTCGATGTCGAGTGAGCGGCGACCGATTTCGATCGTCTGCGTGGTTGCCATTGTCTGCTCGCTTGGTCGGTGAGGCTGAGCCGAACTTTAGATTTCGCGGCTTACCCTGTCAACAGAATAATTAAAGTTATTTGCTTGCTAATAGGTAAAGCAACTGACTAGAATCCGGCCATCAGTAAAACGCCCAGGGAGGCGGACAGCATGAACGTCGGTAAAAGTGTGAGGGTTGCGATGGCCAAGCGGGATATGAAGCCCGCTGACCTGTGCAAGTTGATGGGGGCCAGTAGGCAGTACATAGGCCAGCTGATGAACCAGGAGCAGAGCGGGATCGGCACGGTTAGCAAGTTGGCTGAGTTGTTCGGCATGAAGGTCAGCGAGTTCTTGGCGCTGGGGGAGGACTGATCATGGCGGCGCTCCCGTACATGCAACTGTACGTTGCCGACTATCTGGCTGACACCGGGCACCTGACGACCGAAGAGCACGGTGCATACCTGCTTTTGCTGTTCAATTACTGGCAGACGGGCAAGCCACTGCGGGCTGATCGCTTGGCCTCAATTTCTCGTCTCCCGGGTGACCGGTGGGAGGTAATAGAGCCGGTGTTGAAAACTTTTTTCCACATCACAAAAACCGAATGGATTCACTTCAGGGTTGAATCTGACCTCGAAATTGTGGCCAAAAAGCAGAAGAAAAACAGCGATGCAGGCAAGGCTTCGGCGCGTGCAAGAATCCTTGCAAAACAGTCACTTGAAGAAAACGATTCAACGGACGATGCAACGGATGTTCCAACGAACGTTGAACGAACGTACCAACGAAAGGGCAACCAAACAGATACAGATACAGATACAGATAAAGAAAAGATCAAAAGCTCATGTGATTTGCCGAGCAAACCACGCGACGTTAAGCCAGAGCCTCGAATCGATTACGACAAGATCCAGGAAGCGTTTCGGGAGAAGCTGCCAGCACTTCCACAGCCACGGGAGATCACCGAGGCGCGCAGGAAGAAAATACGCTCGATCGCGAAGCGGGGGGGCAAATACGCGGAGCCTGATTTCTTCGTGAAGTATTTCGAGTACGTGGCCAAATCGGATTTCCTCATGGGGAGAACAGCGAAGCCATGGAACGGTTGCTGTCTGGACTGGCTGATCAACCCGGCCAACTTCCAAAAGATCCTCGAAGGGAATTACCACAAGGACCAAGCCAATGCGTGATTCCTACAGCCTCGAAGCGGAGCAGGGCGTTTTGGGTGCAATCCTGATTCGCCCAGAGCTCGCCGATACCCTGACCAAGGACCTGGCGAAGGGCGATTTCTTTTTCAGCGACAACCGCGACGTGTACGCGGCGATCCTCAAGCTGATGGCGCAGAGCAAGCCGATCGATATCATCACGGTGGCTGAGACCATCGGCGTGATGGCTGACGGTGAAAGCCCGATGCCATATCTCGACAAGCTGTTTCGCAATACACCCAGCGCCGCGAACGCCAAGACCTACGCGCAGATCGTGCTGCAGCGCTCTGTCGACCGATCGATTCAGGTCATGGCCTCAGAGATCCAAGACATCGCCGACAGCGACGAGCAGACGGAAACGAAGATCGCCCAGGTGCAGGCGCTGGCCATGGGCATCAACGGCCAGGCTGCGACAGCGGAAACGATCAGCGCCCAGGACGTGCTGCGAACGCATATCGACGAGATCGATCGCCGGTTCCAGCGTGATGGCGAGCTCGACGGGCTCAGCACTGGCAGTGAAGCGCTGGATGCAAAGCTGATGGGGCTCAAGGGCGGGCAGGTCGTCGTGATCGCCGGTCGCCCGAAGATGGGCAAGACCACGCTGGCGATGAACGTCGTGACGCACGTTGCGCTGCACCAGAAGAAATCCGCTCTCGCCGTGAGCCTGGAGATGTCCAACACGCAGCTCATGGATCGAGTGATCGCCAGCGAGGGAAGCATTCCGCTGAACGTGCTGCAGTCTGGCAAGCTTCTGGACGAACATTGGCCGGCGCTTACCGGCGTCACGAACAAGATCACCGACGCCAAGTTCCACATGAGCGCCCGGCGCAGCATCACGATCAGCGGAATCCGCTCCATGGCCAGGCGGCACAAGCTCGAGCACGGGCTGGATATCCTGCTGATCGACCACATCGGCCTCGTTGACGCGGAAGACCGCCGCCAGAACGACGTGCAGCGCATCAGCGAGATCACCCGCCAGGCCAAGCTGCTGGCGATGGAACTGGACATCCCGGTGATTCTGGTCTCGCAGCTAAACCGCGCGCTCGAGCAGCGCCCGAACAAACGGCCGATACCCAGCGATCTGCGCGACAGCGGATCGATCGAGCAGGACGCTGACCTAATCATTTTCGTCTACCGCGACGAAATCTATAACCAGAACACCGAGTACCGCGGCGTTGCAGAGATCATCATCGCCGTTGCTCGCGATATCGAGCCAGGCACTGTGCGTATGCGGTACCAGGGCAAGTACTCGAAGTTCTCCGACCTGGCCGCTGACTGGGAAGACCCTGAAGAGCGACCAGCACCACCACGCTACCAAGACCGAGGTATGACGCTGTGAAGATTATCAAGCCACACATTCGCCTGAATACCGTGCTGGGCTTCTGGATTTGCTCAAGCGATCACCGGCGCATAAGGGGCCCCGTCGGGCAGAACCGCCGTATACAGGGGATTGCCGTTACCCCTCGGGCTGCGTTCGAGCGTTGGCGTGAACACCTGGCTTTCGAACGGATGGAAGGCGGCATCGTATGAAACTTTTTGCGCTGTTCCTGGCCGTTATGGCCGGTACTTGGGCCGCGGTGGTATTTACCAGCGGATTGATCACCACCGTGATTTGCATTGTATTGGTGCTTATTGCGGGTCTGTTTCAGGGGGTATGAGCGATGGTCATGGCAAAGCAGGAAACCATGAAGAAAAGGAATGAGGCACTGAAGGGGCTGAGATTGGTGGTCTACACCCCTGAGCTTGGGGCTGCCATCTGGTGGACAAGGCTTCGTGACCAGCTGGAAGTGTCTGAAACCCTGGTGTCCAAGATGGCAGAGCAGGGCCTTGTGTTGGCCCAGGCGAACCAGATCGCCGGCGAAGAGCTGCGCAGGTTGCGCTGGGCTTCTGGCGTACTCGGCCTGTGTGCCGCGGCGGCTGCAGCGGTGGAGATTGGGGCGGCCCTATGGCCCTGAACCTGCGCAACAGCTGGACGGTGTGCGCTGCTGGCCACCGATTCCAGATCGTGGGTGAGCCCATGAGCAAGGCGCAGGCGCAGAAGGCAGCGCGCTTGATCTGGCCAGACGCGAGGATCGAGGGATGACGTGCTCGCGATGCTCGGGAACTGGCTGGGTTTGCGAGGTGTGCGGAACTCGCTGGGAGCTGGAAAGCGGGGAGACCTGCTGCTCGCCTGGCAAGAGCTGCGATTGCAATCCAGACGGCGATTACGACTTCGAGTCAGTATTTGCATCCACCAATCCGGCCGAGAAGACGGAGACTCTGCAATGATCACGATCTGCATGCCAGGCGAGCCGGTCGGGAAGGGCCGGCCGCGCGTCAGCACCATCGGTGGGCATGCGCGGATGTTCACGCCTGCTAAGACGAAATCGTACGAAAACCACGTCAAAGACGAGGCCCTGGCTTCGATGCGTGGAATGGAGCCGCTTTCTGGACCCGTGGAGCTGCGCCTGGAGTTATATCTCGGAGTACCCGCTAGCTACCCCAAGGGTAAGCGTGCGAAGTGCCTTAGCGGTGAAATCTGGCCGACTAAGAAGCCGGACATCGATAACGTCGTAAAGGCGATCTGTGATGCGTTCAACGGCGTCGTGTGGGTTGACGACGTGCAGGTGGTCGAGCTGATCGTCTCGAAGCGCTACGCCGAAGAGGGCTGTGTGTTGGCGAACGTGACTGATCTGAGCGCCAAGGCCAGCGAAGTGCATCAGCCAGCGCTTGACCTTGCCTGAGCGCCCGCCTAACCTCTGCGGCACGCGGTTGCTCCGGCTTGGTCGCCTTCTCGTTGTCTTTGCTCGCCGCGTTACACCTCGGAAAGACGAGGCCGATGCACCTGGTGGATGCCAGGCTGTATCGGTCATCACCCAGTGTGCGATAGCAGGGTGCGCACCTCCGCTGACAAAATCCCGAACTGCGCGACGGTGCAGGGGATCAGCAGACGCCACCGGGTGATGACCGATGCAGATGAATGCCCAGGCTGATGGGCTAGTTGGGTCGCCGCAAGCTGGCGAGCGTAATCGACTAAGTTTATGTAAAGCCACACCGCTTAGGCGGCAACGGTAGCGGGCGTATTTGGCGGATATGTACAAGGTCAGCAAGCCGGAGATCAGCACCGGCCATCAGCATCAGAACGAGCCCAGCCACCGCGCTGGGCTTTTTCTTGCCCGCGGACTATGCTCACGACCTTCGCAGTTCCCACCAACCGAGAAGGTGATTCCATGAACGACAAAGCGATTGAGCAGGAAATCCAGAGCAAGGGGCTGACCGCTCCGCGCATCACTCCGGATGACGTCGAGGCGAACATCTCTAGTGAGCACTATTTCACTGCAGGCCAGGGCGATTCCAAAGCGGTGGAAGATGCAGCCTTTTCCGGTGGTGCGCTGAACGCAGCTGCTTCCCGCGCTACGCCCGATGCGCTCCACCTGCTGACCTTCTGCGTTTTGGTGCTGCGCAACGGTTTCACCGTGACCGGCGAGAGCGCCTGTGCAAGCCCTGAGAACTTTGACGCTGAGATCGGTCGCAATATCGCCAGGCAGAATGCGGTGCAAAAGATCTGGCCGCTGATGGGTTACCATCTGAAATGCCAGCTTGCTGCTGACCAGCAGTAACCGGCCAACCCAAGAACTGAAGGCGACCACCCATGAAGAAACCCGCTCTCGTTTACTCCGTCGACCGCCAGGTCTGCGAAGTCGCAGGCAACGGCAACGCGCTGCAGTACGCCGTGCAGGAAGCCGCTGACCTGCTCAAGCAATCGAAGATTCAGAGCCTGGAAGAGGGCGAGCTGATCGTTCTCACCGTTGGCGTCATGTCCGTGGCTGACTTCGAAGCCATGACCGCACCGGCAGTCGCACCGCAATGAACGAAGAGCTCGCGGAGGCGATCCAAGACCTTGAGCTCGCAGCCGCTGAGCTCGAGCAACTTGACGACCTGGCCGACGATCAAGCGTGATCGTTGCCGCTGTGGCCCGATGACAGTACGATCAGCAACATCTGTCGGCTGTAGCGCGCAACAGAACACAACAACCCGGCCGAGCGTCGGGTTTTTTATTGATCGATTTCGAGCGGCACGGGGAGCTGTATGACTGAGGACGAACCAATGGACGCAGAGCGCAGGCAATTGGGGCAGCAGCAGCTGATCCTGCTTGAGCACCGGCTCACCCAGCTGGAGAACGAGCGCCTTCCGCACCGCATGGCTTCGGCCGAGCACACGCTCGAGCAGATGAAGAGCCAGGTGGAGCAGATAACCGAGATCACCCGCGGGCTGGGCGTCACCATGGCGGCCGAGTTCAAAGAGCTGTCCACGCGACAGATGGTCCAGGTCAGCGAGCTGAAGGGTCAGCAAGAGAAGTTTATGGCCTTCGCCAAGGGCATCATGTGGGTGGGCGGTGTGATGGTCACCTTCATCGGGCTGGCGCCGATCTTCCGCGAGCTGGTACGTCACTGGGCGAACACGTAAATGGTCAGCGGTCGTTCCATGAAAATGGATTTCGCCGCGGCATTCGTGGCGGAGCCCAACGCCAACGCAACCCAGGCAGCGCTTAATGCGGGCTATGCGAAGTCGGGGGCGTGGCGGTCAGCCAACAGGCTGATGAAAGACCCGGAGGTGATCGCCGAGATCCGCCGGTTACAGGAAGAGCGCAGCGAGCGCGTCGACATCAGCGCCGACAAGATCCTGGAAATGTGGTGGGCTGAGGCCAACTTCGATCCCGTCGAGATATCCCAGATCAGGCGCGTCTGCTGCCGCTACTGCCACGGCAAAGGGTTCCGCTACCAGTACAGGCAATCGGAGTGGGACGAGCTGCTGGCCAACGCCGAGGGAAGCGGCTCAGGACAGAAGCCATCGCCCCGCGGCGGTATCGGATTCAACGAGACAGCCAGGCCTAACCACAAGTGCCCGGAATGCCACGGCGAGGGCATCGAAAAGGTGTTCATGGCTGACAGCCGCGACCTGACGAAGGCACAGCGCCGCATGATCTCTTCGATCAAGCAGCTGCGCGGAGGCGGCGTCGAGATCAAGTTCCGTGAGCCCAGCCGGGCGCTGGACAACGCAGCCAGGCACCTGGGCATGTTCGTCGACAAGGTGGATATCAACGTGAAGTACGGCCTGGCCGATCGTGTGGCCAAGGCCCGCAAGCGTGTCACTGGCGAGAAACCCGGCACGCGGCCGGCGGATGACGAGGCGCAGGACGAATGAACGAACTTGATATCGACCCCGAAGACCAGCTGATCAGCGACATCGCCGGTTTCACACACAACCTGCAGGGCTTCGCCCGCTACGCATTCCCCTGGCAGGAAGAGGGCGAGCTACAGGACGCAGAAGGCCCGCGCGAGTGGCAGGACGATCTTTATCGTGAGATTGACCAGCACCTGCAGAACCCGGTCACACGCTTCCAGCCCCTGCTGGTTGCCCGGGCATCTGGTCACGGTATCGGCAAGTCGGCAGCCATCAGCAAGATCATCAATTGGGCAATGTCCACCTGCGAAGACTGCAAAGTCATCGTAACGGCCAACACTGAAAAGCAGCTGCTGACCAAGACCTGGCCCGAGGTGAGCAAGTGGTTCCGCTTGGCGATCAACTCCCATTGGTTCAACGTGACGGCCACGTCGATCTCGTCGGTTGACCCTGACCACGCCCGTTCCTGGCGGGCAGACGCGGTGCCGTGGAGCGACAGCAACACCGAGGCATTCGCCGGCCTGCACAACAAGGGCAAGCGCATCGTTCTGATCTTCGACGAAGCATCGAACATCAGCGACAAGGTATGGGAGGTGGCGCAGGGCGCGCTGACGGACGAGAACACAGAGATCATCTGGATCGCCTTCGGCAACCCAACGCGGAACACAGGGCGCTTCCGTGAATGCTTCACTCGGTATAAACACCGCTGGAACGGCAAACAGATCGACAGCCGCACCGTGGACGGCACGAACAAGGCCGAAATCGAAAAGTGGCGCCAGGACTTCGGCGAAGACAGTGACATCTTCCGCGTCCGTGTCCGCGGCATGTTCCCGCGGGCGTCCAGCCTGCAGCTGATCCCGAACGACTGGGTGGCCGAAGCAATGCGGCGCGAAGCCGTGTACAGCCTGGAAGACCCATTGATCTGCGGCATCGACATTGCCCGCGGCGGCAACGACAACAACGTGATCCGGTTCCGGCGCGGCATGGACGCCCGAACCATCCCGCCGGTGCGCATACCAGGCAGCGAGACGCGCGACACCACGCTGTTCATCGCCAAGGTGTGCACGCTGGTGAAGGATCACGAACCGGACGCCGTATTCGTAGACAGCACCGGTGTCGGTGGCCCGGTTGCTGACCAGCTGCGACGCCTGATGCCCGGCGTCACCATCATCGACGTGAACTTCGCCATGAAGGCGCCAGATCGGCATTACGCGAACATGCGTTCGTACATCTGGTGGCAGCTGCGTGAGTCGCTTCGTTCGGGCCTGGCGATCGAGAGCTCGCCTGAACTGGAAGCCGAGATGACGGCGCCGGAGTACGGCCACAACAACACCGACCAGCTGGCGCTCGAGAAGAAGGACGAGATCAAGAAGCGGCTGGGCATTTCCCCAGACGACTGCGACGCGCTGGCGCTGACTTTCACCATGCCGGTGATGAAGCTGGCCAGCCAGGCCAAGGAATGGCGCAACGCCCATACCAACCAGTTCGGCGCCCAGGTGGACTATGACCCTTTCGCTTGAGTTACGCGCCTATCGCCCTGGCGATCTTGCTGCTGTCCGCAATGGTGCGTTCGATCCTTTCCTGCTGCTGGGCGAAGATGCCGAGCTTTGTGTGCACGGGCTGCGATCTATCTGGCAGGGCGACGTGCTGATCTGCTGCATGGGCTATGTTTCCAGCATGCCGGGCGTGGCTGGTGCCTTTGCACTGGTCGACCGGCTGGCTGCGAAGGGGTGCGGCGTGGAGCTTGTGCGTACAATGCGCGCTCAATCAGAGAAATGGATTGCAGAGAGCGGGGCGCATAGGATAGAGGCGAGCGCCCGAGCAGATGACCGCACAGCCTGTGCGTTCCTCCGGGCTCTTGGGTACCGATTCGAAAGCGTGATTGAGGCCGGCGCGCCCGATGGGACTGACCTGCACCAATTCAAAATCATCAGGAGAAGAACAGCATGAGCAGCGTCAAGAAAATTCTGGGCACGAAGGTACTCGACCCGATGGACGTGTGGGGAACGCAGGCCGAGGCGGCGCAAAAGCAGCAGGAAAAGCAGGCGGCGCTAGACCGTGAGGCGATGTCCGACGCGCGAGCAGGGTCTGCCCCGACGATGGACAGCGAGGCAGTCAGTGCAGCGCGCGAGGCAGAGCGCCGCCGTCGTGCTGGTGCCGCTGGTCAGAGCTCCACCATCCTCACCGGTGCCGCTGGCCTGGGCGGGAACAACAACAGCGGCAAGCAATTACTGGGGCAGTAACCCATGGAAAACCAGACTCTTCGCGAACAGCTCGAGTCCCGCCGCACCCAGCTGCACGCCGAGCGCGAGAGCTGGATTGAGCCGTGGAAAGAGCTGCGCGACTACATCGAGCCAACCGCCGGCCGCTTCGAAGGCGAGAAGATGAACGACGGCAAGCGGCGCGGCGATCGCATCATCAACAACAGCCCGACGATGGCGGCGCAGATCCTGGCCGCCGGCATGCACTCGGGCATGACCAACCCAGCATCGCCCTGGTTCAAGCTGGAAGCGCCAGACCCAGGCCTCAACGAGTACGGCCCGGTACGCAACTGGCTGTTCACCGTGCAGAAGGTCATGGAAGGCATCTTCGTTCGTTCCAACCTCTACAACGCCCTGCCCACCTGTTACGGGGAGCAGGGCGTTTTCGGTCAAGGCGTGATCTGCGCAGTTGCCGACGACGACGAAGTAGTGCGGTTCTACAACTTCACCGTGGGCACCTACATGCTGGCCACCAGCAGTCGGCAGAAGGTGGACGTGCTGTATCGCGATTTCCACATGACCCCACGGCAGATGGCCCAGCAGTTCGGCAAAGACAACCTGAGCCCCACAACCAAGCAGCTGCTGGAGAAGGGTACAGAGACGTGGGTATGTGTCTGTCACGCGATCGAGCCGAACGACAACTACCGCCCAGGCCGCGCACAGCACAACACCCGGATGAAGTACCGGTCTGTCTACTGGGAGCGTGGCAGCGACCGCAACAAGGTGCTGCGCAGCTCAGGCCTGAACCGCTTCAACGTCATGGCCGCGCGCTGGGACGTGAAAGGCGACAACGTGTATGGCAAGGGGCCGGGGTCTACCTGCATCGGCGACGTGAAGGCGCTGCAGCTGGCTGAACTGCGCTCTCACCAGCTGGTTGACAAGGTGGTAAGTCCGCCACTCGCTGTGCCCGCATCGCTGCGCAATCAGGGCGGTGTCTCTCTTCTGCCCGGTGGCGTCACGTACATCACCGACAGCCAGATCGGTATCGAGGCAAAGCCGCTGTTCCAAGTCGACACGCGAGCCATGCCGGCCATTGCTTCCAAGATTCAGGAGTCCGAGCGGCGCATTGACGAAGCGTTCTATGTTGACCTGTTCCTGATGATCAGCCGCATGGACAACGTGCGCACCGCGACCGAGATACTGGCGCGCAAGGAAGAGAAGATGCTGATGCTCGGCCCTGTGCTAGAGCGCCAGAACGATGAACTGCTGGACCTGATCATCGACGTAACTTTCAACATGATGTTCGAACAGTCGCTGCCCATCTGGAACGGCCTGGTGCAGGGCCGCCCGTTGATCCCGCCACCGCCTCAGGAACTCGTTGGTATGGATCTGCGCGTCGAGTACACCAGCATTCTCGCTCAGGCTTCCAAGCAGATCGGCGCCAGCACCATCGAGCGCGCGTTCGCCTTCACCGGCAGCCTGGCGCAGTCGTTCCCCGACGTCGCCGACCTGATCAACGTCGACGCCGCAGTCTCGTCCTACTACACCGCCGTTGGCGTTGACCCGCGGGTGCTGCGTGACGAGAAGGAAGTGGCTGCGATTCGGCAGGGCCGCGCTGACGCCGCAGCCCAGGCGCAGCAGACCCAGCAGATGGCGCAGATCGCTGAAGGCGCTAAGCTGCTCAGCGAAACCGACATGGGCGGGAACAACGCCCTGACACAGCTTGCAGGTGGCATCTGATGGATGACGTA